TGCAGTCGGTCTAACTTATGAATATGAAATCGAAGGATTCGAAATGGATGGAACCAGATATCTTCCGGACTTTTATATTCCCAGCTTGAATAGGTGGTTCGAGATCAAAGGCAAACCGTTGAGCTTGGACGAAATAAAAAAGTGCGAAGAATTCTGTCGTAGACTTGATAATGAGAATATAAAGTACTCAGTCCTTATCGGGTCGCCGAATTTATGCGCTATACGCATCGGAGAGTTCTTTGGAATACTGGAATATGTCTGGGAGTGGCCGTCTGAAAAGTATCCTGACAATTATCGCATTCAAGCTCCGAAGGAGCTTATAGAGGATGAGTACTATTCCAGATTCGTAAAGGGCTTATGGGTTGTTCCTGATAAGACGGAAGAGGAAGTTGCGGTTGCTGCTATTGCTGCAGGAAATGCAAGATTCGAATTTGGAGAAAAACCTGATGTATAAAATCTCTAAGGTCGAGGCGATGGGATTTCGGACTTGTTTCCTCAGAGCGTAGGATTGAGGCGATTGGAGGATTTGCCGGTTCCATATTATAAGTAGGGACAACCATATCGACCTGTTTCCAAGAACGAGCGCGGTCGAAAAAATGGCTATTTTGAAGTCAAAAATACCGTTGATATATTTCCGAGAACGAACGGCTCAGTCCGGCGGATTTTTGACATCAATCTGGAGCAATCGAGCCACGTGGAGTGCGTGGTTTCGATGTCAAGGAAAGCGGAGTAAATCGGGATTAGTGGCTTAACGGTGCGGTTCGTGCGTGTTGGGCAGGCTGTGCTGTTTTGGTGGAATATGGTGATTTGGCGTATAGGGGAATATGTCTGCGGTGACAGCAATTTCGCAGCGATACACGGGGTGTGGGTCGGGTGTGCGAAAGTGGTGTGATGGTGGGCAGGATAGATGTTTTCTGTGGTACGAACTCAGTTTGAGTGAATAATATGTATACTGTCTAGTCTGATAACTTGACTGTTAGCAATATAGTTGGCAATGAATTAGGTGTTAAGGAAAGAGGAAACTTTATGAATTATTCAAAGTGGATTTGGCCATCCTCGGATATGAATTTTTGGAAAATTGTTAACGAAACAAATTCGGTGACAATTAAGTGGAGCCACAATTGTTTTGAAGATTATAAGACTTTATCATATCAGTTTTATGAGTGTGGATACAAAACATTTGAAGAAGTGATTGGCAGCGGACATGATAACGTTAAATCGGACATGTGGTTTTTAACAGGTATCTTCTTAGTTCGTCATAGTCTTGAACTAGGATTGAAGGCTTTATTGTGCAGAGTTTTTTCTCGGAAGAGAGATATAGAGAATGCTTTTGAAGAATGTTGTCATGATGTTTCTATGTTATATAAAAAATACACTAACACAAGACTTGAAAAGTATTTGACTGATGAAGAGGAAGAATGGTTAACTAAGTATTTGGATTCTCTAGAAGAAGTAGATAAAAAATCTGATATGTTCAGGTTCCCTTTTGAAGATGAGTTTCTTTCTAAATACAGGGATAAGTTTTTAAATAATGTTGACATCGCTAATAATTTGCTTCAGTGTTTTTCGTTAGTAAAGAAATGCATTGAGAAAGGAATTGTTCTTAAAGAAGATGAATTTGACAGCAAACTAAAACCAGAGTTCTTTGTTTTTGCGTCACATGGAATTGGTAATTGTTATTTGTGGCAAGGGATCTCAGACGAAGGATTTCATGTTAAGGTTACAGGGTATTCTGAGGTAATTGATTACGTTTATCGGAATCAGAATATTACCAATGAGGATAAACTCTATCCTCTGATCTTTATGTTTAGAAATACGATTGAATTATGTTTGAAGAGGTTGTTCTATAGTAGAGTTGATAATGGTGTACCGCTAAAAGTGTTTAATTCAAAACGAAAAAGCCATTATATAAAAAAGGATTTGTGGAAGAACGTCAAACCGGTTATCGTTAAATATGCCAATGATTCAGGTGAAGACCTAACGACTATTGATATTGTCGAAAGATTACTAGATGAAATAAACACATTAGATAAGAATGGTGATAATTTCCGGTACCCAACATCATATAGTTTGGAATATCGTTTTGATGATAAAATACTAGACATAATTAATGTGTATGCATACCTTAAAGCAATAATCAATTTTCTTGATAGTTGCGATTCAATGCTAGATGCAATTGCAGATTATGAAAATGAAATGAGAGCAGAATATGAATCTGAAATGAGGGCAAGCATGGATTGGTATTAAGCTTAATTATCATTTGCAAAATTTACTAAGCCAATTAGGAATAATTGGAGATGAACAACAAAAAATAACCCCTCCCGACCATCAAGGCCGAGAGGTCTTTAGCATATTCAAATCAAATTTCAATCTCAATATTAACCCCCGACTTCAGCTCCACAGAAAACCTATCGTCCCAGACGACAATCTCCTTAAGCCACCGCCGGGCAAGGCTCTCATCAAACTCGGTAAGCTCGGAATCCTGCTGCTCTATGAACTCATTCAGCTCGTTGATACGCTTGACCTGTTCGTCACGGACGGCGGTGTCGGTGAAGCTCTTCTGTTTCATCTCACGAAATCGGAATATCTCATCGGCAATGTCGTTGTAGTCCTCCTTGCGGGACGCATGATTGATAAGTTCCTGCTGAAGCTCGGCAAGTCGCTTGTCTATCTCCAGAGCCTGCTCATCTTCATACCCACGAAGTACCTTTGCAAGGTTGTCCCGAAGCCGTTTCTGATAGGTGCTCTTGCTGCTGAGCATTTCATTGAATGCCTGCACGACCACATTTTTCAGCACTTCTTCGTTTACCGTCCGGGCGTGGCAAATCACACCAGCCGGCTGCAATCTGCTAACGCACCGCCAGACAATTGAGCGGCAGCCATGATTGTTCCAGTGAACACGGCGAAATAGTTCGCCGCACTCTCCGCAGACTATCATCTGAGAAAACACATGATTACTGCTGAAGCCGTGCTTTCTTCCGTTGGGGCTGACCTTTACAAGCCTGCGGCGAACAAGTTCGTCCTGCACACGCATGAAGATTTCTTTAGGGATAATCGCTTCGTGGTCGTTCTCGACATAGTATTGCGGCATGATTCCGTTGTTCTTTATGCGCTTTTTGGAAAGATAATCCACCGTGTATGTCTTTTGCAGAAGCGCATCACCCATATACTTTTCGTTGCGCAGTATCTTTGCAACCGTGCTTGTGTGCCAACGTGGATTTCCCGCGCCGGTAAGTACTCCGTCACGCTCCAGGCCGGCGGCGATTTTGTCGGTGCTGTAACCGTCAAGGTATTCACGGTAAATTCTCCGCACCACCTCTGCCTGCTCCGGATCAATTACAAGCCTGCCGTTCTCGTCCTTGGTGTAGCCGAGGAAACGGCTGTGGTTGACCTGCACTTCCCCACGCTGATAGCGGAACTGCAAGCCGAGCTTTACATTCTGGCTAAGCGACTGCGATTCCTGCTGTGCAAGCGAAGCCATTATCGTAAGCAGGACCTCGCCTTTTGCGTCCAGGGTGTTGATGTTCTCTTTCTCGAAGAATACGGGAATGTTACGCTCCTTAAGCTGACGTATGTATTTAAGGCAGTCAAGCGTATTTCTGGCAAATCGGCTGATGGACTTTGTGATAATCATGTCGATTCTGCCGTCCATACAGTCGGCTATCATACGGTTGAATTCCTCACGCTTTTTGGTATTCGTGCCGGAGATACCGTCATCGGCGTAAATACCCGCAAATGCCCACTCGGGATTTCGGGTAATCTGCTCTGTATAATGCGACACCTGGGCTTCGTAGCTGGTCGCCTGCTCATCGCTGTCCGTGCTGACGCGGCAGTACGCAGCCACACGCAGCTTTGGTTTTTCCGTTTCATTCTGCTGTGAGTTAGCCCGCTGGGGTCTTGCCGGGATTATCGTTATGTTACTCAATGTTCGTCACCTCTGTCTTTATCAATCCATACATATATTCTGCCTGCCGAACGGGATCCTCGAAATAATCTGCTGCGCTGATAAATGTGAACCGCACAGGGACATTCACCGACCGTTCTTTTCTTACATGACCGTTTCTGCCGAGCCGTTCAGCACGACTTTGAAGCTCCTCTGCTGCAGCATTGAACATCTCCTCGCTGATTATCGGAGGGTAAAAGTCATCTCCCGGGTAGCGGCTGTTCTGCAGCATTAGTTTGATAGTGCCGTGATTTCCTGCGATACCTGCGTTTTCGGCCGCTTTTTTCAGCGAATCGCCGCTGAGGTAGTTTTCAAATAATCTCCGAACCTGCTCTGCCGCAGTTTCATCAACCGCCGCTTTTCCGTTCTCAATACGATAGCCGTACGGAATATGCTCCATTCTACTCACCAATCCTTTCTCTGAGCGTCAGACCACATTTCAGCGCAAAACCAATTTCATTGCGAGAAAATGCGCAAATGCGGTCGACTAACTTTGAAAACAAGTCAGCGTCAAATTCTGTGAACATTCTCCCACGCTCAACAATCCTTATCAGCCGCTCGGTTTCTTTCAGCTTTGCGCCATCGCCCGTGACCGAACTGCTGAGCGTATCAATTTCAGCACGGTATTCATCGGTCTGAGCCATTATTGCGTTCAACTCCCGACCGAAAACCGCCCTATCAATGAAACCGTTCGCCATAAGTCGTGTAAGAGTTTCCTGCTGACCCGTGTTCTGTTCGATCAACAGCCGAAGCTGCTGTATTCGCTGAATGCTGCTGTCCGTTGACGAACTGCGTAATGTCAGCAAATACGGCTTCAAAATCAGCTTGTGACCGAAAACCAGTTTGTTCATCATTGTAACAAAAGCGAGCTTGATGTCATCGTCCCTGATGAACTTCATTGAGCAGCTTTCCTTATTATATATGTGAGTACTGCAGCACCATGCTTCATACGTTTCACCACCAATCCTGTGAGTTCTGTGTTTTAGTGTAGCGCCGCACTCACCGCAGACTATCTTTCCCGAAAAGCAATACCGCAGCTGATACTTGTGGCTGCCTTTAGTGACATTCTTTTCCACAGCGTGTCTTTCTATCAAGGCGGCAACCACATCGAAATCTTCCTTGCTTATTATTCCCTCGTGATGGTCAGCAACAAGGTACTTGTCCGACTGCCCGTAATTCACACAGCGACGAAAGGTCTCATCGGTAAAGGTTTTCTGAAATACTGCATTGCCTGTGTAATTCTCATTTTTCAGAATTCTGAGAATACTTGATTGACACCAGTGCTTTCCGCGCGCCGGAATAATTCTATCAGAATCCAGTCCCCTTGCAATGTGCATCACACCTTTTCCCGAGAGAAATTCAGCAAAAATACGCTTAACAATTTCCGCTTGGTTATTATTTACTTCAAGCTGTTCGCCGTTCCAGCTGTAGCCATACGGCGGCGGATTCATTTTGTATGTGCCGCTCTGAAACCGCTGTTTTATCGACCACTTTTCATTACTGGATATTGACACGGATTCGCTCTCCGCAAGGCTGCTGAGAACCGCAAGCACCAGCTCGCTTTCCATTGAAGTGGTGTTGATATTCTCCTTTTCAAAATATATTGCTACATTTATTGTGAGTAGCTTTCGCACCATTTCAAGGCAGTCAGTAGTATTCCTTGCAAATCGGCTTATGGACTTTGTGATGATGAAGTCAATTTGACCCGCTTCGCAATCGGAAAGCAGCCGCATAAGTTCAGAGCGCTTTTCCTTTTTAGTACCGCTTATCCCCTCATCATAGTACAGTCCTGCGAAATCCCAGTTTTCATGCGCCTGAATGTAGGTTTCATAGTGCTTTTTCTGTTCAGCAAGGCTTTCAAGCTGATCGTCAGAACCTGTCGACACACGGCAGTATGCCGCAACACGGAGCTTTTTCTCAGAGCCCGCAGTACGTTGGTTGGATTCGATTTTTGTTACAGTTTTCACTTTTTTCACCTCTCTTCAGTGTTGACATATTAACTCTAAACCGAGATATAATCAACGTATTTTCGGTAATATCTCGACATTCATAGGTAAAAAAGTACGGCGGTTAAGAGCGGTCAGTTTGTCGAATTCGTCAACTGTGATAAGACCCATGGATTTCAGCTTTTCTGCTATGCACTGCGCCATATAGTAATCAAAATCACGCTGGATTTCTTCCTGCGTAATCTGTTTTGAAATTGCTTGTATATCGGGTTCGGTTCTGACAGGCAGATTTTCAGCGTTTTTCTCTACCTCATTCATGCGGGTCGTAAAATTGTTATACATGAAAACACCTCCTGCCTTATAGCCTTGGCAGAAGGTGTTCTTGGACATACTACCTCAATCTTTTTTGTAAAAGCTGCACTCATACCCATCAGCACGGAGCGGAAGCCCCTTTGCCCATGGCGGAGTTATACCCATCATCTCACAGATTTCAGATACATTCGTATCTATCGGGCACTCGATGATAAGTTCATCATGAACATGACCGCAAATCCGATAATTCCGCAGCGTCCGCATAGCATAGCAGAGAATATCCCGGCTGACCGCCTGAACGATGTTCTCCACAAACTTAGGACCGTAGCTTTCAATACGCTCCCACTTCTTCGTTGCGCCAACTCCCTCATAAGTGACGGACTCGCCACCGAACTTATTCTCGCCGATACGGGGCTTGACGTAGGAAAGCCGTCTGCCGCTCGGCAGCGTGATGAACAGCATTCCGCTCTGATATTCAAACTGAATGCCATGTGTGTCCGTGCGAAGCCTTTGTCGTATTGTATCCTTCACGCAACGGTCGACTTCCCACCAAAAACGGACGATGTTAGGGTTGGAACTGCGCCACATATCCACAAGCGGCTGAAGTTCGTCCTCCGTCAGACCCATATCCAATGCGCCCATAGCTTTCAGAGCTCCTACTGAGCCACCATAGCCTAGTGCCAACTCTGCGATTTTGCCTTTCTGTCGCAGATGACCGTTGACGCCGTGCTTCTCTACCGGGACACGGAACATCTGCGAAGCGGACGCACAATAGATATCTCCGCCGGACTTGAACACGTCAAGCCGCCACTGTTCTCCGGCAAACCAGGACAGCACTCTTGCTTCGATTGCTGAAAAATCTGAAACCACGAATTTCATTCCCAATTTCGGAACAAACGCCGTGCGGATAAGCTGCGAAAGCGTGTCTGGAATATCATCATACAGCAGTTCCATGGCTTCGTAGTTGGCGCTTTTCACAAGTTCCCGAGCCTGTTTAAGGTCGGGGATATGGTTCTGCGGGAGGTTCTGTAACTGTATCAGCCGACCCGCCCATCTGCCGGAACGGTTTGCGCCGTAAAACTGAAACATTCCGTGCGTGCGTCCATCGGAGCAAACAGCGTTCCTCATAGCCTGGTACTTCTTCACCGAGGATTTTGCAAGCTGCTGGCGGAGTTTCAGGACCTCTGCAAGCTGCGACGGTGCGGTTTTCAGCAATTCGGAAACAGCTTTCTTACCGAGAGTGTCTGTTTCAAGTCCGTTCTCCGAAAGCCACTGCTTCATCTGCTGAATCGAGTTCGGATTTTCGAGCGAAGTAAGTTCCTGCATTTTCGCTGACAGCAGAGCCTTTGAGCGCTCGTCAAATGCGATTGCATTCTCTACAACCGCCATATCAAGAGCAATCCCACGGTCGTTTATCTGCTGGTCAAGGCAGTATTCCTCCCACACAAATTCCGGCGCGGAAAACTTACGCAGCTTGTTCTGTATCGACATTTCAACCTCGACATCGCGCTTGTTGTATGCCTTGAACTGCGCCCATTTTTCGGGAGCGTGTCGGGGAAGATTTCGCATTCTTCCACCGTTTGCCTTGGTAGGGGCGCACGGAACGCAGAAATACTTGATGAGTTCCTTGCCCTCTTTCAGCTTCTGTTCCGGTAGTCCTAGAACGGCTCCTACGCCCTCAAGCGACAACGGAAGCCCCATATATGCCGACCATATCATCGAACATCTCCACGAAGTCGGGTCAAGGTACTCTCCTAACGATAGACCGAGATGTTTTGATAGACACATTCTCTCAAAGGTAGCGTTGAATGCCCATTTGATGACAGAATTGTCCGTTAATGCAGACAGAATATCTGCGGGGATTTCCTCACCCTGTGCAAGGTCGTACACCGCGACATCGCCGCCGTTCACGGAAACCCCGAAAAGGAGTATCTCAAATGCGGGTGATTCAATATATCTGTACACACCGCATTTGGCAAGGTCAACATCACTGAATGTTTCAAGGTCAATTGACAGTGTTTTGATTTTATCCATAGTTTACCTCAAAATAGGCGGCAAGATAGCTCCTGCCGCCCTGTTTGTATTACTTGTCAGTTTTAGTTTGCTTGCGGCGCTTAATGCTCCTGACAACATCAGAAACAACCACGACCAGCTTAGAAAGTGTATCTCCAAGAACATATCCAAAGCAGATAGCAAGCAAAACGCTTTCAGTTGTCAGCATTGTATATCTCCTCAAGACAGAAAATCATCATCGGAACTGGGGGCAGCTTCTGCCTCGGTTGCAAAATCATCCTCGGCGCGGGTTCTGCCGCCGAGCGGCTCGCCATCGCGCAGCTTTTGCAGGTTGTTCAGACCGCAAGCAATACCCTTGTTGCCGTTGGAATTAAATGCGTAAAATGAAATAGACGCTCTGCCGTACACGCCGCTGTAAACCTCGCTGCGCTCTAGAATGGGGCTGCAGTTAGCGTCAACGATACCTGGAGCGGTTGCAGAATTAGCGTTGATGAAATAGCTGTTTGCATACGCTTCATCATCGGGGCGTTCTGTATCGCCATCACGGAGCGGATTCTTGATTGCGGAAAGCGCAGGAACGGAGCGTCCGTTGCCCTTGAGTTTGGACTCGCCATCCTTGTAAGCCGCCTCGATAGCAGCCTTAATCTTCTCGACCGTCTTGGTATCTGACTTCGGAATGATAAGTGATACGCTGTACTTTGGAGCACCGCCGTTAATGGACTTTGCTTCCCAGACGTTTGCGTAGCTCCATCTTGTATCGGGTCCTGTGATTACCTTTGTGGGATTGATAAACTTTGACATATTATTTGTCCTCCTTGAAATCTTCGTTTGCTGTATGTATTGCCGGGCGCTTGTCCGACATTGGTACTAAGGTTGGCTTGCCCTTCGGTTTTTCAATAAACCTGTCGAGCAGTTCGGAAAATTTCTTCTTTCCGAGAAGCGCAGTCATTGCTGTAATACCGAGAACGCTGTGTTCATACGGGTCAAACCCTGCGGACTTGACTGCTTCAACAACTGCGTTCTCGTCTGTGTACTTGCGATTGGAGCGTCCCTCGACTACCTTGAAACCATCGTATGATACACCACTGAGTGCCTGATGCAGAGCATATTCTTTGACGTCCGTTACCCAGGATACAAGCTCGTCCGCTTTTGCAAGGATAGCGGCAATCTCTATATCGTCAAGGGTTGCAGGCGGTTCAAAATCGTAACGAGCGAGAGCAAGGTTGTATTCTGCGAGTTTTCGACAGGTCGCTCTGACCTTGCAGAAGCGACAATGTTCACCTGCTTTGAAACCTCCCTTGCCATTAGCAGCAAGCTGCGCTGTCGGGGCGAGAACCTCATTCGCCCAACGGAGCAGTTCTTCCTTGGAAATGGCATATTCGCTGATGTTGTCACGCCTTGGCTGGAATATTGCCATGCTCACTGCGGAGATGTCATATATTCCGTCAAACAGTTCAAGAGCGCCGAGAGCATAAAGCTTCATCTGCGAATTATTCTCTGCGAGGACTTCCACACCCTTGCCATACTTGAAATCTATAACGGAAAGTGTACCGTCAGCCACGATAACACAGTCACCTGTGCCGAACCCCTCCGGAACCCACCGGGAGAAATCCAGTTTCTGTTCGATAAGGACTATGGGGTCATTGCAGGCTACTTTTGCTTTCTCGACCTGCTCATAAGCGTATGTAGCGTACTCGACAGCGCAGCGCTCCATCTCCTCGTTGTAGTAGGTGAGGTTTTCTGTTGGGTCGGTGGTTTCTCTGCCGAGCAAGGCTTTCAGCCTGTGTTCGCAGAGAGTGTGAGCGTCCGTGCCCTCCTGCGCATACTCGCTTGATGTATCCGGCAGTTCGGCACAGAGTTTAGCAGACGGCGGACATTCGAGCCAGCGGTGGCTTGATGACGCCGAGAGAATTGCGTGGTTAGTCGGCATTGCCAAGCACCTCCACCTCTGCGAGGACTGCTGCATATTCCTCCGGCTTGATTGCAGACAGCTTGTCCGCACCGTGCTTTGTGATGATTGACTTTACCTCTGCTGTGAACCCGGCGCGGGATTTTTCGGCGCAGACGGCTCTGACGTTTTCGAGAGTGACCGATACTATAGCGCTATCGGATTTCTTTTTTGCTGACGTCTTATCCATCGGCTGCGGTGTATCTTTACCAGAAATCAGAGCCATTATTGATTTAGATAAGCTGATAAGCACCTCGCCGCAATGCTTGAGTTCGGATAACTCTGCTGCCAGTTCACTCATTTTCCCCATCATGCTGTTCCTCCTTCCTTAATGTTGCAGATTGCCAGTTCTTTCACAGAATCACCCGGTACGATAATGGTAATCTGCTGTTTTCTGCCGAACAGAAAACGAAGTATGCGTTCTCTTAACGATATGGTATGCAGAGCTGCAACATCGTTTCTCATCGGCTTTCTTGAAACACTTATTCTCAGATTGTGTTCCATTCATTTCACCTCTTTCCGAGGGATTTTGTTTCCCTCTGCCTTATAGCCTCGGCAAGGAGAGAGATTGGACAGTCTTTCTAAATTTCAGATAAAAAATTGAAAAAACAAAAAAGCCGTGAACATTTGGATAATCCAAACACCCACGGCTTAATATTATCATTTTATCATTTGATTAACTTTTTTCTGAACCTCCGAGTAATCATACCCGGCTTCCATCAACTTTTCCTTGCGTTCAGCTCCGTTCCCCCACAGCCCCGCAATAACCTCAACGGCAATCTCATCAACGGTTTTCTTGTATAGCTTTTCATTGACCCTTTTCTGAACAGCATTGTAGTCGTATCCGGCGGCATTGAGCAGCCTTTCACGCTCTGCGCCGTTATCCCACTTGCCGAAAATAACCTCGTCAGCAAGCTGATCTATGATTTTCTTGACAGGCTTTTTCTTCCCGTAATCGGTAAAGCAAATATCCCCGTCAACATCATAGCCGCCTATCTTATCCAAACCCCACTGCCATATAGTCTGACCGTAATTGTACTTTGACGGACAGCCGGGGCTGTTAGTCCAGTGAGCAAGCCAGATGTCGTACCTGCCGACAATCCTGCTCTTGTCGTAATAGTTCTCCATGAAAGACGGATTTGCATAAACTCCGGGCTTGAATCCCGCCTGTCTTATCTTTTCGCAGAAAGCAATTGCCATCTTTGTGCGTGTGTCCGTATTCAGACCGCTGATCTGATTTTTCTCCTCCATGTCGAAGAATACGGGATATGTCGGGGACAGTCCCTTAATCACAGAAATACATTTCTCGGCTTCAGCTTTTGCCTGTTCAACGCTCATTGCATAGCTGTACCAGTAAAATCCGTAGTCAATGCCGTATTTCTTGCAGTCAGCCACGAACTTATCCATAGTAACATCTTTCTTGGTGGAAAAACCCGCACGGATAATTGCGAACTTCACACCAGCCTGTTTCAGCGCAGGAAAGCTGATGCCCTCCTGGCAGTAGCTTAAATCAACGCCTTTAATCTTCATCGTCGTCCTCCTTTTCACTTCTCTTATGCAGCTGCTCCAGTATGTCTTTCAGTTTCTTCGGAACGGGCAAACCCAGGTGAGCGGCGTTCTCAAGCAGCGAAATACCCTCGTTCGACAGATAGAAGAATATCACCGCAGTGCGCAGAACAGAGCCTGCGCCAATAACCCGAGTATCAAGAATATGCCCGCCGCCGACCAGAGCGAAGATAAGCACCTTTCTGCATATTCCCTTAAATCCTACCGAGCTTGACAGCTTCTTGTCCGAAATAGCGCACATCACTCCGGTTATGTAGTCGATAACCACAAAGGCAATAAGCGCAAAAAGCAAACCGTCGCTCCCTCCGAGAAACCAGCCGAGCCACCCGCCGACCGCCGTAAAAATAAGCTGAATTGTGTTCCAGAATTCTCTCATAATAAACCCTCCAATCATTCGTCAACGATGTCGTAAGTTATTTTCATGACCTGCCCGTCCAGTTTTCGCACCGGCTCTGACAGGTTGTTTATTGTTGTAAGACACAGCTTGCATATCCCAAGCGCAAAGCCGAAGAAATGCTGACTGCCGCTTGAATACGGATAGTACGGCAGGACATACAGCGGCAGACTAAGTCCATCGACTTTGAGTATATTTGCGTAAGAATAGAGGTAGCTGCTTGAATAGGTGGGCGCAGAAAACCTCATTCTGTATCTTCCGTAATCCTCGCCGCTTTTGATTATCTCAAGGGCAAGCACCGAATAGGAAATGTTGCAGCTATCGCAAATCACAAGCGGAGTGTTCGTCTTTTCGTCAACATAAAATCCCCAGAAGCTCGCCGCCGTCATATTAGAGAGCGTTCCGTCAGCGACATACTGCCATGTCTTGCCCGTGGATTTACCGTCCTTTGTGAATATGCGCAGT